AGCTATCGAAGCAGAGGGCGGAATCGAGCAAGCTCTCGACTTACTTAGAAGGCTACAGAGCGGAGATGATAACGAAGATAGTTCTGGCGACGGCAGTTAGTTTCACGATAGGTTTTTTCATAGGTAATATTTGACGGTTCTCGCACCCTTCGGGCCACTCCTTCCCGTTGGGTGCTTTTTTTGTCTTTTTTCCAATATATCGGTTGACAGTTTTATCAATCGGGTGTAATATGAATTATAGCCAAGGAGGACAATATGGATTACTACAAGATTTCATTGGTCATGAGGGAAGTTCTGCGAATGAATGATGACTCGCAGGAGTTTGACTACAACGTAAGCGCTCAGATCGTCGAAGCCGGGATTATGCTTTCATCTTTCATATCTGATAAGAAGGTAAAAAATTCACGGATGGCACATTCTTTTCCGTGGGAAGATCCAAGTGGTCTTATCAAAAGGGTTCACGACGCAACAGAAGAATTGCTGGCAGAACGTGAAGAGTATCGGCAGAAGAGAATTGCAGAGCTTGAGAGCTTAATTAAGGAGGTGTAAATGTATCTGAAATTCTACGCAAAGGGTTCAAAAGTATTTGCCAAAAAACTGGTGAGTGAGAACGAGATTGTTCAGGTACTTATATGCACCTGTTTTGATGAATACTATGGTGATACAGCAAAGAGCAGGGCTGAAATGATCGCAAACGCATTAAACAAGGAGGATTAAATGTACAGAGATGGGAAGAAAGAATTTAGGTTGTTCCTCTCACCAGAGGACGCAAAAAAACGAGACGAGATTATAAGGAAGTCAGGACTACAGGCTTATGTAGTCGACGCTGAAATCTATCGTCATGGTCTAAAAAACTCGAAGCAGATTAAACTTTCAATAGGGGGAGACGATGACTAGAACAAAGGCAATTAAGGCTTACTGTCTAGACTGCTCGGAGACTTATTCAGAGGTAAGGAATTGCGGATTTACTGCCTGCGCTCTCTATGTTGGGAGACAGGGCAGAAGGCCAAAAGGATATCAACCTGCAAAGCAAATCAGGAAGCATTGTCTCTACTGCATGAATGGACAGCAGAAAGAGGTAAAGACGTGCACAGCGTACGATTGCCCACTCTGGATATATCGGATGGGTAAAGTAACCGAAAGACCTAAAGAGGTCTAGAATTGTCCGACAGGTCGCATAAAGGAGTAATAGAAATGAATATCGAAAAGACCAATGAAATCAAACCTGAGAACAACACAGTGATGATTGTGTATGGTAAAGGTGGAGTAGGTAAGACAACCTTCTCAGCAACAGCGCCGAAACCTTTAATACTCGACTTTGAGAACGGTACAAAGTATCTCGGTGAACGAGGGCTTGACGTAGACGTGGTACGTATGACTAAGTGGTTGTCTACTCAGGACAAAAAGGAACTCGCTCACACGCTTAAGGAATATCAAACAGTAGTCATCGACCCGCTCGGTGAGGCTATGGATAAGCTCATTGACTCAGATGAGATCAGGGGGAATAGGTACAGAACAGGCGACGGTGGGCTCACAATGTCAGGATGGGGCGAGGTAAAAAAACAGATGCGTAACTTTATCAAGTTCTTGCGTGACTCAGGGCTCAATGTGATCATCGTATCTCATGTAGCCGAGACTACCACGGAACAAGGTCTTGAAAAGAGAATACAGGTTGCTACTAAACTTAAGGATGAAATCCCAAACATGGTAGATATCATCTCCTATCTAGGGATTGCAAAGAAAGAGGACCGGATTCACCGTATTCTCTACACACCGAAACAGACTGATTTATTCGACTCGAAAGACCGAACCGGAAGGATACCTGAGACTGTAGAGGTAGGAGAGACTACCGGATGGGATGACTTAATGAAAGCAATGGGGGTAGAGTAATGCCATATGAAATTAACGGAACACAATATCCATCGGTAACACAGATTACCGGGATGCTAGACAAGCCTGCACTCTTACATTGGGCTAGTAATTGTGCTGTTGATTATATTCAAGAAAACTTGGAAGCACTCACAGACCCTATTGATACTCACAGGGGCGAGGCTGTTTTAAGCGATGCTAGGAACGCTTATAAATTAAAGCGTGATACTGCTGCCGAACTTGGAACGCAGGTCCACAAGGCTATAGAAGATCATATCAACGGACTTGATGTTGACCTAGACGTTCCAGGATATCAGGCCTTCCTACAGTGGGAGGAAATGAATCACGTAGAATGGGAGCAGACGGAGGTACGAGTACACTCAGAGTTATACGGATACGCAGGGCGCTTTGATGCTATTGCAAAGGTGAACGGACACCGTTTCTTGATAGACTTCAAGACTTCTAGCGGTATATATGACGAGATGAAATGGCAGTTATGCGCTTATCGGCAGGCTTACAATGAGATGTTAGAGGAAGGGCAGGAGAGAATTGAGCATATGGCTATTCTTCACCTTGATAAGAAAACAGGAGAGCCTACTTTCAAGCCGATTACTTCTGAGATACAGCGTAAAACAGAGGTCTTTAACCAACTAACATGGTTGTACTACCTGCTGAAAAACCGTAGGCTTAAAAGTAATCCTTTCGTAAAACGAGCTAAGGGAGAATACAATGAGCAGGCGTTTTGAGATAACGACATTAGTTGATAACCTGTCTCTCCTAGTCCCTGACTGGATGAAAGACGACTACCGGGAAACGCTAACATCGTGCATGGAGAATCACAATGGTTATGTTACCGTTCAAATCTCCACACCGAAGAAGTCAGGTACTGACGAGCAGAACCGAGCCTTTCATGCTTTGATAAACGAGTTCTGGCTGACAGGCTGTGCATCGTACCAGACCTACGAGACTATGAGAGACGGCTACAAGCTGAGAGCAGGAGGTGCGAAAGAATATAAGATCGCTACAGAACATGGAGTTGTGACGTCAAAAACACTCGAAGGATATGAAGGTTACATATCAATAGCAATTCCCAAAAGTTGGTCTGAATTTAACCGAGAGCAACGGATGAAAGCTATTGATCTAGTACTCGCTGACATCTATCAGTCGGGTGCTAGCAGTAAGAAACTAGACGAAATTATAAGAGGACTAGATGGAGAAAGTAATTAGAGATGGTATGGTTGCGGTGCTTTATTCACCGGGCTTTGGCGGCGGATGGTCAACATGGAACAAAGAAGAATTAGAAGATATACTATTGTTCCATCCAGATATTGTTAAACTTGTTGAAGAAAATAGACTAGACGAAATAGATAAGGATTTTCTAACACGATTAACTAATAATGATAGCGTTTGGGATGGTGGAGCACATCAGCTTGAAATTGAGTGGCTTCCAATCGGAACACGTTTTATGGTAGATGAATATGATGGTTCTGAGGTTATAAGGTTGATTGACGAGATATCACACACTGCATAAGGAGGACTACATGACACAGAGTGAAAAAGTATTACACTATATTAAAGAGTACGGAGATATCACACCGATGGATGCTTTAACACAGCTAGGATGCTTCCGGCTATCGGCAAGGATACACGAGCTTAGGAGAATGGGGTACAATATAGAAAGTGAGACCGAATATAACCTTAATTCGCAAGGTAGGCGGACTCATTATAAAAGATACTTTATGAAGGAGTAATTATGAGAGATAGAATATTCTATATGTTAATAGTTGATGTTATGGCAACTGCTGTATGGATAATAGGTGCTATATTAAACAGTATAGAATTTGTTTTTATAGGTGGCGGGGTAGTAATTTTACTAAGCATAATTGCTTTTATATTTAAAAATCATTAAGGAGGAAATCATGCGAGATGAACAGTTTGATATATTATTAGCTTATGTTACGGCAACCGCTATTTGTATTATAGGGTTTATGGTAAACAATGTTTTGATTGTCTTAATTGGTAGTGTGGGGATAATTCTACTCATTATTACGACTATTATACTTAGAAATGATCAAGGAGTAAATCATGAGAGACGTTAATCAAGTAACATTAGTGGGGCGTTTGGTTAAAAATCCTGATCTACGATACACAAACGGAGGTCTAGCAATTCTCAATCTCTCGTTAGCTGTGAACAGATCAGTAAAGCGTGGTGATAAGTACGAGGACGAAGTGAGCTTCTTTGACGCTTCACTCGTAGGCAAGCAAGCCGAGGCTGTAGCAAAGTATCTCGACAAAGGTAAACAGATCGCTATAACCGGCTCACTCGTACAAGACCGTTGGGAGAAAGATGGTCAGAAGCGGTCTAGGGTAAAGATACAGGCTGATAGTTTACAAATGTTTGGAAAGTCTGAGCACAAACCTTCTGATAATATGAAACCTGAACAGAATGTAAGAGACACGTTCGGTCCGGAAGAGTTCGAGTCAGACATACCATTTTAGGAGGCGTTATGAAATACACAAAAGGACCATGGATAGTAAATGAAGTTAATAATGGTATAATGCTATCACATAGCCATGATAACCCTAATAGGGTACCAGGATTCTTTGCAGAGGTTAGAAAATTTAATGGGTATGCTACAGCCATTGCAAATGCTAAAAGAATTGTCGCTTGTATAAATGCTTGTGAAGGGATAACAACAGAAGCATTAGAAGATGGTGTTGTAGAATGGGCTGTGAACATTGCAACCGATACAGCCAAAATATTTAATGGAGATGATCCAATGAAAGTATGGGAGGAAGTATGAAAATATTAAAATTTCCTAAACTTAATGATGCAATAAAAAAGGTACAGGAAACAAAACATTTTTCTTCTAAGCCAAAATTTAATAATTCCATAAAGAATATGGTTTCTAATATAAGGAAAAGAGCATGAAAGCACCAACCGACCGAACCCTACAACGCTATTGGCGTAAAGCCGTACTCGCATACCACCGGAACACTTGTATCATCTGCGGGCTACGTAAGCATGACGAGGAACTAGAATGCCATCACGTAGCCTACCGCCGACACGCCTTCCTTAGGCACGACTACCGCAACGGAGTCCCTGTCTGCCATGAGTGCCACAAGATAGCCCACACAAAGAAGGGTGAGCAGATCATCGCACGCAAGCATGAGTTCTATGAGTACGTCCTGGAGAATGAAAACATCAGGATCAAAGATTGGCTGCAACAGACAAGGCAAAGTAGAGATGAGTTCCTGCTAGGGGAGCTGAAAGAGTTAAAGGAGGTTATACATGAAAGTCTATCACTGGAGTCCTAGCGAAAACAGGAAAGCCATACTGAAAGAAGGGTTACATATATTTGCAGATGAAACAATCTATGAGTATGAGCACAAGGGCGATACTGTAAAAGAGGTATGGTCTGCACCTTATATCTGCACCTGTACAAACGCCTGGAAGGCTCTGTGCTATGTATACCCAAGATTCCAGTATGATGACTTAATTCCAGACATGGACTTATGGCAGATTAAGCTGACAAAAGACGACCAAGTGCAATTCAGAAACGATGGAACTATTGAGATCATAGAAGTAAGAGTGTTTAATAATATTCCAAGCAACCGTGTGCGCTATATCGCATCGAGAAGTTTTTGATTTGACAACTATTGAATGATGTGTTAGTATGGTGGAGTAGAAATTGACTGAGTAAATGTACCGATTTATTTAGCCAATTGGCTAATGTAGACCTGTTAGGGACGGTACTCCTGAGCAGGTCTTTTTTTATGCGAGGTATATAATGGAAAAAGCATGGACGATTGAATTTACTTGTGGGATGGTAGGATGTGATGCAGATTCGTTCCTATCTGACATCGTACCAAAGATGACAAAGAATGAGCTTGTATATATATTGAATGAAGTTTCATGTATGTATGATGATCTAAAAGATGAATATAAAAAAAGGTACGCAAATGGCTAAACGAAGAATGTTTTCAATGGATATTATAGATACTGATTACTTCCTAGAGATGCCGGCTACAACACAACTCTTGTATTTTCATCTTGCTATGAGAGCAGATGATGACGGCTTTGTTTCATCTCCTAAAAGAATACTACGTTTAATTGGTAGTTCTGAGGATGACTTAAAGATGCTGCTTAGAAAAGAATTTGTCATACCTTTTGACTCTGGTGTTTGTGTTATAAAGCATTGGAAGATTCATAATTACATACAATCTGATAGATATAATGAAACAATCTACACAGAAGAAAAAAAACAACTAACTATAGCAGACAACAAAAGTTATGAGGTGGATACAGAATGTATACAGGATGGATACACAGGTAAGGTAAGGTTAGTTAAGGAAAGTCAAGGTAAGGAAAGTAAAGATACTATACCATTCAAAGAAATCATAGACCACCTAAACAACAAGACCAACTCTCACTATAAACACTCAACACCTAAGACTAAAGACCTGATAGAAGCTAGACATAATGAAGGATTTACTCTTGCTGATTTTAAGAAAGTGATTGATAATAAAAGCAAGGAGTGGAAAGGCACTGAGTTTGAGCAATACTTGCGACCTCAAACACTATTCGGGACTAAGTTTGAGTCGTATCTTAACCAGAGGGTTGAGGGAAGCGAACCTAAGTATGAAGAATTTTAAGGAGTGAATTATGAAAGAATTAAAAATGTGTCCGTTCTGTGATGGCCACTGGATAGTCTATACCATTCTTAACTTAGAAGGTGCTTTCTATACAGTCAAATGCGAAGATTGCCTATATGAAACCTCTAAACACACAACAGAACAAGAAGCAATTAATGAATGGAACAACCAAGAGGTTTAATAATGCACGAACAATACTTCATAGGGCAAATACTAAAAGACCCTGATATAGCCTTTAAGACTTCGGTTAAGGATTCTGACTTCCTCTCGCAGAAATGCCGGATCGCTTTTATCACCATCCGTTCGATGCTGCAAGAGGGATTAAATGTAGACCTATCAACTATCATATCAAAGAACAGCAGTCTGAAAGCATCGGATTTAATCGAAATGCAGGATACAGCAATAACTACCGGTAATTGGAAGTTCTATGAGGGTAAGGTAAAAGAAGCAGCTAGGCGAAGGATAATTCTAAGAGCGTGTGAGGATGCACTAAAAAGTAAGCAGGATTCACAAGCGATAATCGAGGACTTAAACAAAGCGATAGACGGTTATAGAGACTTCGGAGACTACCGAATAACTTCTATCCAAGATACCTTGTTAGACGCTGTTGATTACGTGGAATATGCGTATAACAACCGAGGCAAGATATCCGGTGTTGATACAGGTATTCAGAGTCTTAACAGAAAGATAAACGGTTTCCAGAAGCGGAGATTGTATGTAATTGGAGCTCGGCCTTCTGATGGAAAGACTGCTCTGTTGACTAACTTTATAGGTAACTCAAATGTAGAAGCTGGCTTTATATCAGCAGAGAGTGGACAGGTAGATTTAACAGTTAGACTTATCAGCCTAAAAAGTAAAATAAACTCAGAACAATTGACTCGTGGTGATTTAGGTCAAAGTGGGTTTGATGAAGTTCACAGGGCTTGCGAGATATTGAATGAAAAGAAAATACATTTCTTTGACCAACCTAATTTGGACATTGAGACCTTATCGATTAAAGCACGTGAGATGAAACAGCGGTTTGATATTCAAGTCCTTTTTGTCGATTACATCCAACAGATAGATGCACAAGCGAGAACTGATCATGAGAGAGTAGGAAAGATATCCACTAAGCTAAAGGGCATAGCGAGAGATTTAGACATCCCTGTTGTGGCAGCAGCTCAGTTAAGGCGACCTGACCCGGGAAGCAAGAAAGCACCAGAACTCCACGACCTAGGAAACTCAGGTCAGATCGAGCGGGATGCAGACATTGTAATGATGATCCAGCACACAGAAGAGGACGGATATGATAAGACGTATCTCATTTTAGAGAAGAACCGAGACGGTGCGAAAGGTAGAACTCAGCTTCTATTCAAGCGTGAGTATTACGGATTCTACGATATGGAGAAAGGATATGAATAGGATTGAATTGTTTAATGACCATTTTCAAAATTATAAAAGATATGGGATACCTAAGGCGCAATTACTTATAGCTGATATACCTTATAATATTGGTTCAAATGCGTATGGTAGTAACCCGATGTGGTATGAAGGCGGGGATAATAAGAACGGTCAGAGTAAGTTGGCAGGGAAAACATTTTTTAACACTGACGAACGGTTCAAAATACCAGAGTTCTTCCATTTTTGTAGCAGGATGCTTAAAAAAGAAACAAAGCAGAAAAATGATGCACCATGTATGATAGTTTTTTGTTCTTTTGAACAACAGTTTGAGCTTATACAACACGCAAAAGAGAATGGATTTAATCACTATATAAATTTAGTTTTCAGGAAAAACTTTTCTCCACAGGTATTAAAAGCAAACATGAGAATTGTAGGTAATGCCGAGTATGCGCTTGTTCTGTATAAAGAAAAATTACCAAAATTTAGGAATAACGGTAATATGGTTTTCAGCTGTATGGATTGGAAGCGAGACTATAATACACCTAAGATACATCCTACACAGAAGTCAGTACCACTACTAGAGAGGTTGATTGAGATATTCACAGACAAAGATGACGTAATAATAGACCCTGTAGCCGGAAGCTGCACTACATTATTAGCTGCCAATAATATGGGTAGACGTGCATACGGGTTTGAGATTATGAAAGAAATGTGCAAGGAAGCAAATGACAAGATATTATCTTTACCGGCAAATAATATGTTGTTCTAGATTTGAGAAGGATTATCAAAAATAACCGTTGACAAACAAATCAACTATGGTATAATTAAGTATCAAAGGTTAAGGAGTTAATCATGTTAATTGGAGAAATGATCGAGAAGGGGTTATCGTTAGCAGATGGTGTGCGTGTATCTGTCCATTGTGCATCTGATAGACCGAATGTAACATTCTTCGTCCACGCAGGGAAGTCATGCTCATGCTTTTCCTGCTCTATGAGTGACACGCTTGAGACTATGCAGTCACGCTATGAGATCGCCGAGGCGGAAGCTTTGGAGGCACGTGATGCTTGTATGTGAAGAGTGTGGTGGGATCGTACAGATCGAGCAGGTAAGGACCGGATCAATCGAAGGCGAGTTCTGGGGACATCCTGTAACAGAACCGTGGTACGAGGATGTATATTTCTGTCCGAACTGCGGATATGTTGAGGCCATTGAGGCTGATCTAGTCTGTCCCGATTGCGTGGATGGATACATAGACGGTGTCGAATGTGAGACATGCGACGGATTTGGAACACTCACGGAGGAAGAGTATGAAGAAATTCATTAGGGTTATCTACAAAAATAGGTACGAGATTTTGAAGTCTGTAGTATTTATGAGCGTGCTAATTGGACTCGCATATCTAGGCTTCTGGTGGGTAGTATCTGCGGTTGGTCTATGGGTCTTTATTGATCTGGCGAAAGGAGTGAAGTGATGGAAATAAAATTTAGTTATATTGTGTTCTGGTCGGATGATGATGAACAATATGTAGGAGTATGTAAAGAATTACCGTCATTATCAGCCTTTGGGG